TAATAATTTTATAGCAAAATTTCCTATATCTGCTAATGTTTGGGGTAATGATCTTGATATATTTATTAGTTTTTCAACAAAATTGTCTTTCATCCAATCTATGGCTTTATCTATTCTCATTAATATCCCCCCTGTTATCCACATTAATGGGAGAACTGCCATTAATAAATCTAATGCTATGATAGCTATTACTACATATACTACTGCTGTTAGTATTTTCTTTAGGGTTTCTCCTATTTTCATTATTTGTTCTTTGAAAGCTTCTCCTTTTTTTATTATAGCATCAAATTTTCCTCTTATGCCCCCTATTATATCATCCCCCTTAGTTAATAACCCATGTAATATATTATAAACTTTTTCCATTGCTGCTTGAGCTGCTTTACTACAAGCTGCGTTTTTGAATCTTCTTATTAATTCTTCCTTAGTAGGAATTCTACTCATTATTTCAGCTTTTATTTCCTCTATTTTTTCCATAGCCATTTGTCTTACTTCTTGTTCAAATTCAAGTAATTTATCTTGGGCTATTGCTATAAGCATTGCGAATATGGCTGCTGGGTCTGGTTTTCTAGGGAAATTTGCTAGAATTTTTCCTAGAATCCCCCCAGGCATAAACATTTCTGGTTCAAAATGATCTATATTTTTTGCATCTGACATATTATACTAATTTTACGTTTTTACTTTTTATGTTTTTTATATCGTTTCTTAACATTTTTAATTCTTTTTTTAGGACTGCAAAATTACCTGTTCCCCCATTAGCTGAATAACCACAATTACTTTTATATCCAGTAGCTAAGAAAGTCATTAATTTCACCTCTAAAAAACTAATTAATCTATCTAACCATTCTTCTGTTCTATCTCCTAATAGTGCTGGTTCTGTTGGTGATTCTTTTCCCCCCTTTAAACCTAAATGAATATTAGGAGCATTAACTATAAATTTGTTATTATCTTCACTTTGTCCTGTGTCAAAATTTATTGTTCCTTTTGTATTAAAACCTATAGCTTTATCTGCAAATAAAAGGATAGCGTCATCTTTAGCATTAAATAATAATCTGTCTGAATTTATTATTACTTGTTTACCTTGATAAATATTAGGTTGTTGTGGTATATATTGTGTTAATGCCATATTTTATTTTTTTTAAAACCCATATCCTGATCCTACATTAGTATTATCTTTTACTGCTACTACTTCTGGCCAATCTTCAGATCTAAAAGAAAACACACCTGTTTGAGTGTTTTGATACTTTTTAGGGGGCTTGCTGGATGCCGTTTCTCCTTGTGTTTCTATTTCTTTTTCATATGCTACTTCTGCTTCTTCTTTTGTCATAGCAGATACATGGATAACTCTTGTTTTGTTACATTCATCTTTTCCATTATGTTC